ATGGGAGGCGCTCATGGAGCAGGGAGGTATTTACACCCTGTCTGACACCCACCTTGAGGATTACCTTGAGAAGTGGTTACGACTCTTAGGGTATGCCTATTGGGTACAGGGTCTGTGGCAAGACCGATGCAACGCACTTACACGCTGTCTGGATTTTGTAAAGGACTACATCTTCACTTACGCAAGTGGTGGGAGGGAGCAGAAATCAGCAGTCGCGGGTTCCCATTGGCTTACGGCAGAAATACTTGGAAAGCTAAACGAGGCAGAACGTAAGCTGACAGAACTTAATGGACTTATTAAAAAGTGGGAAGAGACTAAATTTGCTATCTCCCGCACCATCACCAACCGTCAAGATAAACCGAGTCGATAGGAGGACACAACTATGAGCAAATACCCTAACACCATCAACTTCCTGAAATCCGCCATGACTGAAAACGTAAACCGAGAGTTGGCTCACGAAATTTCCACGCTGATTAAATACTTGTATGAGTCCCTCAATGAAAACGCGACCTTAGAGAAAGAAGTCGCAACCCTGAAGCATGAAGTCGAGGTACTGAAAAAAGAGAAAGAGTCGCTATTGAACGCCCTCCCCGGATACAATGAAGAGATGCATCGTACTCCAGTGTATCCTGATGGATTCCATTTCTATGGCGACGGCCCTCTGTCTTACACGCTCACTGATAAGGAGATTCAAGAGTTCGTAACTGAAGCATTCAACACTCCGTTGGGGAGTAGTGAATTTTACGAGACAGGAACGGGTGATACGGTCATCCTTAAACTCCGCTTCGGTGATGAAAACAAAATCATCGTAGCAAGAGGATATGCAGAGTACGTCTACCATGAGGATGATGAAGTGGATGGTTCTCACCTGCTGTGATTGGCCGCCCCGCGAGGGGCTTATAAGCAAGAGGGAATACTAACTAGGAGTGGTACACATTGGCGAAACCTCGTAAGGCTAATCCTGACGTTAACATTCCAGTATCTGATCTGGCTACTGAAATTCTGGCCGACTTCAAGAAGTCATTCAAAGATGACTCTGTAACCTCTTGGCAAGAGGCTAAGGGTGACGAAGTAAAGACGTGGTATCCGACAGGAATCCTGTCCCTCGACGTTGCCCTTGGTGGAGGTCTGGCAGGCGGGCAGTGCTCCATGATGTACGCACTAAAAAGTTCCGGTAAGAGCACAACTGCATACTCTGCGATCGCCGCATGTCAGCAAATGTTCCCTGATAAGATTCATGTCATCGCTGACCCTGAGAACTCCGCCCTCGATGCTGAGGCACACATGCTCAAACTCGGTGTAGACGTAGATGCATCTAACCTTATCATTATCAAAAAGCCGGAAGGTAAACCCTTGTACGCTGAGGATATGTTTGAACGGCTTGAGATGCTGTTCCGCAATCCAAAACTCCGTGGTCGTCTTGGCCTTATCGTCATCGACTCCATTGGGGCACTGGTGTCTCGGACGGAGGCCGAGGATGATAAGAAATGGGATAAAGCAAACCGTGTAGGTGGCCTTGTACCGTCCATTAACAAGTTTCTCCGCGCCGTCCACGGGAGTGGTCTGCTTTACGACTACGATGCACATATCCTATTTCTTAACCAAGTACGGGACAATATCGGTGATATGTGGCAACCGTTGAGAGTCCCCGGCGGTAAGATGTTGGAGCATGCCGTAGCCCAGATGGTTGAACTGTCTCGTACAATGGGCCAAGAGTTCAGGAACCCAAGTTACAAAGAAGGTAATCCTCTGGAGAGTATGTACGTTGGTCAACGTATCAAGTACAAAGTCACCAAAAACAAGGTGGGCGGTAAAGAGGGAGCTACAGCCTCTGTTGATTACTACTACGACGAGGGTCTGGACATCTACGGAGACACCATTAAACTGGCTGAGTTTGTAGGACTTATGCACGGAACCTCTTGGAAGTCACTTGTCAATCCTGTGACTAGTGAAGTGATTGCCAAGTTCCAAGGCATGAATAAGTGGAAAGACGCTCTCCATAACGATGAGAAGCTGTGGGCTATGTTGTACCTCATGACTTCCCTCGCCGCCCGTGGAGTCTCGCCGGAAGAGATCATGCAGACCGTTCAGGAAGAGGTGGGTACGTATGAGCCGTCCGCAGAAGCGACCGAACCTACGGAAGATTGATAAGATTCAAACCACACGAATCGCCAACAACATGAGTGACCTTGCCGGGATGTATGCCCGGCGGGTCGGCGGTTCAGGCTCAGATTGGCGGGCTAAAGGTGACGTGTACTCAAGCATGTTCCTATTTGAAGCCAAGGATAAAGAGAAGCCGTCAAAACAACGAACCATCTACCGCAGTGTCTTTGATAAGTTGAGGATTGAGGCTCTCAACGAGGGCGGGAAAATCCCGGTGTACGTTGTAGGCTTTGGGGATGGAGATGACTTTATGATTCTCCGCGACCTTGACTTCTACAGCCTTGTTGAGCGCATGCTGACTGCGGAGGCTAAGGTAAAGGAGTTGGAAAGTAATGAATCCTAATACAAAGAGAGCACATTTCCTGCGTGAGCTTGAGCTTCCGGACTACAATTATGAAGCTCTTAGCGTACTAACAGTCGCTGTCCAATTACCTAATGGGGCAATTGAAGTCATCACTAATACGCAACAATTGCGTAGTAAGATTGAATACTATCTTAACGCTTATGATGAAGAGTTCAAATCGAAGTCCAATCCAGATGTGCGAATTGTAGGTTATATGCTTGTATAGAAAGATACCCGCCGGGAAGGTGTGTATTAAGGAGGTCAACTGTAATGAATGAGGTCATTCTCAAATTCATTGAGGAGAACTTACCGGAAAATGGGGACTCGGGCGATATAGCTGACGTTTGCCGTCTTGTTGTGGATAAGTTCGGAATACGGTGCGGCTACATCCACGTGAACGCTTTTGACTCGCCCCCATGTAACATAGAGTACTATGCTATTATCTTCGTTGATAAAGAAGGGGACATTGACTTCTATCCTCACCGGCGTGTGATTGATTAAACGGTTCTACCGCCCGACCACTCCGGGCGGGGACGTTATAAGTATAAGGAGGTAAGGACATGGATACAAGACCATATAACTTCGGAGTCATTATCGGTCGGTTTCAGCACATCCACCTCGGCCACATGAATCTAATTAACCACGGAATAAGAGTGTGTAAAAACCTTTTGGTTTTGGTTAGTTCTGCTCAAGAGAGCGGTACCTTTCACAACCCTTTCGATGTTACCTTCAGGATTGAACTCATCCGCGAATTGTACCCTCACACTAAACTAGGATTCATCGACGATATGGATGATCTGAGTAACAATGGAACTGAGTGGGGAAGATACGTACTCGATCAGGTCAAAAAGTGGGGGTACATTCATGGAGTCTACGACTCGCCTGACGTGATAATACACGGAAGCGATACAGAGTATGTTGATTGGTTTGACCCAGAAGATACAAAAGGAATCGTCCAGTTAATCGTACCGAGTTCAGAAGTGAAGGTTAGTGATGTAGAAGTACGGGAACTATTAGTACGTGGGGACATGTTAGGTTGGAGGCAGAAGGCGGGCTACGGACTACATGACCGTTATCACGACATCCGTAAAAAATTGTCAAAGGTTCCTGCTTATAGGGAGATGATGGAACAATATGGACAACCTTCATAAGTCACGTACCAAAGGTGTCGCAGTACTTCCCTTCAAAGAGGTAAGCTTGAGCATCATCGGTAGTAAACTAACATCAACTTATCGGTACTACCTTGGACGTGTTGGGTCATGCAATGAACGCATGGACCACACTAAGTACTACGCTATCGACAGAGAAATGGACAAGTTTGGGATGGACCCAGTAGACGCCGCCGTGTGGGGACTTTATGAGAAAACGGGCTACCATTCGGAAATTACCGATTTCATCTACTTGGGAATTGTCCAGTCAGGTGATACAGAAACATTTCTGTACGCGATTGACGTTACTAGTCTACCTCAACATGATCTTACAGAGGAAGATCACGATCTTACAGAGGAAGATCACGATCTTACAGAGGAAGAGCACGATCTTGCAGGGACAGAGACCGAGTGGTTAAGTGAAAGGCAATTGCTGTGGTCTGGTGACCCGTTACTGATTACTATGTACTCCAGACTAAAGGACTGGATGAAGTACGGGAACGATATTGAACTGAATGAGGAGGAAGACTACAGTGCCTTCTAAGAAGAAGAGGAAGCCTGCACCAGTTCCCGCCCCGACCAGAGTGTACGACAGAGCAAGACAGAAAGAAATCGACGAATTTAAGGAATACGTTCGCAGATCAAATGACTACAACCTACAGGTGATGTGGGAAGTGGCCGAACACCAGAAGAAGCACCCAGATCATGTTCATAGATGTTGGTCAGGAAGTCTTCATAACGTCCCTTTCCTTGTCGCGTATGCCACTGTTAAAGAGGAAGTGGAAAGGAGAGACTTAAAATGGGAAACTCCGATCACAGACCTGTGGAAGCTATGATCGACGATTGGCTATCCCCGCCCGAGTACAAAGTGGCGTTTGAATGTGATCAGTGCGGCGGGGAAATCTACGTAGGGGAAGAGTACCTTGAAACAGAAGACGGAGACAAAATACACTGCGAGTGTAAGTACGACTGGCTAACGGAGCACATAGTGTTTGAGAGGGCGGTGGCTGAATAGTTGAGCATCAAAGACCTAGTACTTTGCGTCATTTTAGCATTGGGTATAATCGGGGTAGTACTAGCGACTAATATCATGGGGGCTGATTGGCTTGTCTGCGTAGCCTTGCTTGCGTTAATCTGCGCGGCAGGGTACGCACTAATCTGCGCGATCATGTTAGTGATAACTCTGCTATCAGGGCTGATGTCCTACCTAATTATAAAAAGCGGCGAGAGGAGAAAGAGGAGACAGTAAGCATGGAGAATGTATCAATGCTAAGTGCAGGGGCACTTACTTTCATACTCGGGACACTGCTTGGTTACTGGATGTCATTCTTGGTAGATAAAGCAGTAGATTGGTTCTTAGGTCGAATCTGGAGGGGATGACAATGGAGAAATACGAGCTGAAGTTTGTAGATGACCGCGCAATCTGTTATGTCAAAGACAAAGACACAGGTAAGTTGCTGAAGAAGGCTACGAGGCCTCTGGTAAAAGAACGCGTGCCTGCGTGGGCGATAATCAACGGTGATCTTTATATCAATGGCCCGCACCCCATAGACATTAGAGTGTATGCGGACGGATTAAAGGATAATAACATTCTTGGAGGGTACTACGGAGCCTACGTGAAGAGAATACACGAGAAGGTATGGAAGTTCGTCTTCACAGGAGAGCCGCCTTCTTATTAACAACCTCAAGGATAATCTGTAAGGGAACAACCTTATAATGAAGAGACCTACGGTTGAGGGTTCCGCCCTCAACTTTTTCATCCCCAAATAACAGTAATAAACCAACATTCCTATAATGAAAGGAGAGTTCTTATCATGGAACTGATTAAATTTTACGCAACATGGTGCAATCCGTGCAAACAACTTGCTCCTGTGGTTGAACAAGTAAAACAAGAAGTAACAGATGTGGTCGTACGTGAGGTTGACGTTGACCTCGAGCCGGAAGTGGCCGCCCAATACGGAGTCATGGGAGTACCGACACTTATCCTGCTGAAGGACGGTCAGCCTGTTCAACGCATGTCAGGGTTCCAACCAAAGGAGCGTATTATCGCCATGATTAACTCCCAACGATAAGGGGTGATTACATGCTTCTTGAGTCGTTGGTAAAACAGGTTGGAACGGTGGAGAGGCTAATCAAGGAACTAGAGCAGTCTATGCGACATGCCCACCCTGCTTCTGTCGAAGCACTGCGTAAGCAGAAAGAAGAACTTGAAGGCATGTTTGAGGAACTCATGGAGTCTTGCGTCATCTCTAACTTCGACCTTGAGTATATCCTGTCAGCACATAACGAATGTATCCGAGACTGCTTCCGCCCTTCTTACACCGGAAAGCCAGTTGTTTTACCGAAACCACAATGGGATACCCCGCCGGACCCAGAACCAGAAGAACCTCCGGTCGCTACCGTTCCGGGCGTCAATCTTATCCTGTACATCGACGCTTCTGGAAGTATGCGGGATGATCTAGGTGCGAATGGTAAACTACGTAATGATCTACTGCAATTCGCCAACTACCTGAAATCCGAAAGCACACGCGCCAACATCCCGTGTACCGTATCACTTATTTGGTACGGAGATGCTACAGACCCTAACGGAGATGGACGTAACACCTACTACACCGTTTCCATGAATAAAGGGGACGTGACCAACTTCCCTTCCAAACTGTCGTATCCTAGATGGTACTTGGGCGGTAAGTCCATTCCTGAGTCTGGTATCCTCTGTATGAAGGAAACACTCAACCAAGTGTATAAAGACGGTGTGGCTAACACGTTGATCTATATTACGGACGCGCCCTCCAAGGAGAATGAAGCAGGGGCAACGCCTGCTCAGGTTAAGCAAATGTTCGCAGACAAGAAGATCAACGCCTATGCCATCATTCCTTTCAAGGAGCCTGATATTAGGAGCATATTTAAAGACGTGCGTGACTTTACTAAACCGCCATACAACATGAAGCCGTGGGCTGACAATACACTCAGGCCGTAGGAAGGAGGTAAGTCATGAACGTAAAGTTTAAAGACCTGTACAATGCAATCAAGGAGACTGAGTTGGCCTATATACGTATGGGTGTGGATATTGACAGTATTCTTTGTGGCACGCCCACCTGCGTACTTACGGAAGCGCAAGAGAAACTTCTCGACAGCTATATGGAGTTGGCCAACATTGACGTTGACTTTTGCGAACTTGATTTCTCCACGCTCATGGATAAGATGAAGGAGTGCTTTGGGTGCATTACTGACAACATCGAAGACTTACTTCCTACCCCGCCTGAGCCTGATACCGTAGTTAACAGATGTAATGGAGGTACCGTCGTTCCTCTGGAGCATATTAAGCGGTTTAGAATTTACGAGTACACACAGAACTTTCCTTCTGTACCTAGTCCGATTCAGGTGTATGTCATACCAAAAGATCGCCTGCCTTACAGTTTTGAGCCTTCTGTACCGCAGAAGAGCCAAGAGAAGTATCGTGTAAGTTGGAATAGTGCGCGTGATACTTTGGTGGTCGTTTGTGACCATGCCACCGCCCCTGAATCTGAAGGCGTACCGCGCTATGGGTTCAACATTGTCAAAATTGTAGCTGAAATCGCGGACGGGTACGTGACCACCTACGGAAAGACTGAAGTAATGGCATGCAAGGCTTACTTAATGACTTCAGGAGTCAGGTGGAATGCAGGATTTGGATTAGAGAATGCTGTCGATGGTGACCCGTCAACTTACACCTCCGTCGATAATTCGCCTCCAGAGATAAAAGTTGAATTTCAGTTTCTTGCCTAAGTAGGGAATTATTTTCCCTACTTTTTATTTTTCTGCAACCCGCCCAAACAAAATGTTGACAGTATAAGTGAAAAGGTCAATAAGGGAGAGGTTGCAGGATGAACATTGTCGTATTGAGTGATGCACTGAACATTGACAGAAATGAACTGGAATCGTGTGACAGATACATCAGAAGCATCGTAGGTAAGCTACATTCTAAGAGGTTGGAATATAATACAGGATTTGAATACGAAGACCTTTATCAAATAGGTCTCGTGGCGTTGGTAAAAGCGATCAAGATGTATACCCCTAATAAGGGCATTGAACGTATTGCATATGTCTTGACATCCATCAGGAATGAGATAATGAAAGAAATCAGACGTAACGGGCAAGTACATGTAGGAAGAGACACGAAGAAGTATTTTTATAAGGCACTGAAAGAAGGTATCTTGAACGAACATGAGGATGTGATTGCAGAGAAGTTGAGCATAACAAAGAAGCAGGCTCGACTGGTCAAGGTGTCCGATATTGAAATTCAGTCTATTCATCGACCAGTAAAATCCAAGACAGAGGAAATTACGTTGGAGGACGTTATTGCTGATGATGTGACCGCCGCAGATATTGCAGAAGCAAGGGTACTCCTTCAGCAGTTCCTGTCTACACTTACAGACAGGGAACGTAAAGTATGGGAGGCGTACCGCAACGGTGATAAACAAGAACAAATCGGAAAAGCTGTAGGGATTAGTCAACCGCATGTCCACAGAATCATCCAACGCATCTTCCAGAAAGCCGAGAAGTTCGGCAAGGATGTTTATAAAGGGTAGTTACCTTCTTATAATGCAAATAAAGAAAGGTGGTGGCTTACGTGCTGAGCATTAACGCACGTAAAGGAGATTTCGTACTAGTAAATAATAAAGATAACCAACACTTCGGAATGATCGGACGTATTAAGCGGATAAACGATGATACAGTAATTGTAGACATCTACGGCGATAGCGTGGAGATCGACAAGAAAGACCTTATACTTAGTGCTCGACGCGGCACTAATAAACACGATCATCTTACTGAGCAGATTAAGTCTCAGAAGTGCACCCACCTCGATGAGGTAGGATACGATGGACTCATTAACCTTGCAATTGACATGCAGGATTGGGAGTGGGCAAAGGAACTGGTTGACCGTAAGTACAAATATCTTGCCAGAGCGTATTAAACGGGAAGAAGCCCTACGTGCCGAATTATCCGCCCGCCCTGTAGTCGGAGTCAAGCTCACAGACAATCCTGTAGAATGGAACAACAAGGTACTGGAGTGATAAAAATGAAACTTTACGAGATGTTCCGCATGACCATTGTCATTGATGAAAGAATGGACGACGAAGACTTCTTCTACTTCGCCGTGGAGACTTCTTCGCAAATATCCAAGTGGTTCTGGAAACGACAAAAGGAACAGCATCTTAAGGGGGAATAAAGATGGATTGTTTGAAGGTTAACTTCTGCGCCGCACCATCCAGTCGCAAGAGTACAGTATGCGCCGCATTGGAGTCGCTACTGAAACAGCAGAAAATCAATGCCGACACATCCAAGGAGTACGCTCGTCAATTCATTCAGCAGTACGGAGTTCCGAAGGATATTGCTTCCCAGTTCATCATCTACAACAATCAGAAGGCTCGTGACGAAGGCGTAGCGGCGGTAAGCGAAGTCCTTTTGACCGACACCCCGGCCATGAACTGCTACGTCTTCGGTAAGCGTTCCCTCAACGAGCGAATGAAAAGGGAAGGCAGAACGTCCTTGACTAAAGAGGAGTACAAGATACTCGAAGAACTGCATGGGATGGCTCTCAAGAAGTTAAACTGGTTTGACATCATCTTCGTGTTCCCTCCCACCGACCCTGTTGTCAATGACGGCACAAGGACGGAGACAATGGACGATAAAGTCGCCATCTACAACGCAATCAAGGGGTTCCTTGACGTGGAAGGTGTTCCTTACCATATCATAGACGGCTCGGTTGAGTACAGGATTGATGCTTGCATGGGTATTATCTTGGATGAACTGAGCAAAAGGAAAAGGTAGGATGAGTGTCCTACCTTCTTCTATTCCTATAAGCGGCAAGTCTGTCTATGTAAATCCTATCGTACTGCGATCGCACGTGCAGGTACCCTTCCCCGCCCCTTACCATGAATTTCTTCAGAAAGTTACGAAAATCCTCACTACCTAAAGCCAGTTCCACAATAAACGCTTGAGCACTTCCCAATGATCGGTTGCGCTTGGCCATTCCGTAAAAGATCGGACTATTGAAGTCGATGTTGTTGGCCACCTCAACCAAGTTGGCGTAAACTTGACGATTGTAGGTCGAAGTCACACGCGGTAACTCATTATATGTTTCACCTATATCTGGTCTATACATTAGCCTCTCCTCTTTCCGGTTTCCGCCCAAAATTTCTGAATTTTTAAGCCCTCTCAAAACAACACTCAGCACACTACACACTGCACACTAAGAGGGGCGGTAGGGGAGACCCTAGATGCTGTTAAATCGTTCTTCAAGGTCTCCCCTATCGAGCTTCCTCCGTTCTAGTCGGATACCTGAGAAGTCCACTTTCTGCTTCTCCTTCTTATCCTCCAGAACGCGATCCTCATCCGTGCCTGTAGCCAACAAACTCTTGCGTATGTGATGTACAACCGCACTACCTTCATCTTTCCCACTCTCCCTCCATTTCATACCATCTTCCATCAGCCTGACTAATTCGTAACTCACATCGTGCTTAGGTAAAGACCTAACAAAGTCTGCTACCTTCTTGTGTCTTCTTTCACTAATGTAGATTGTCTTTCTCACTTAATCACCTTCTGTACACCGCCACCGGGAATCTTTATTGAGACGCTTTTCTGATTCTTTAGCGCATGCCTTACACCATACTTCCACCCGCCCCTAGCTGTAGCAAACCGATCTAGGAACTCCGGCGTTACCGGGAAAGCTGACTCTAGGTACTTCCTGAGTAACTCAGAACCGCCGCCGGTAATGTAAATCTTGTCCACGTACGCCCACGAGTCAACGAACATGGTGTGTATAACACGGGCGATCTCATTAGCTAGTACGCTGTATGCTCGATCAATTACGGGCGATAAGTCCATGCCTTTGATTGTTCTTTTTCTAATGATGCTCGTGATCTTCCCTGTTGGTACACGGAATCCGAACTGTTCTTCAATAAAGTCACTTACCATGTCATACGCAGTGTAGATTCCTTGGCTTGTTGTATCACTGAGGTCTGTAATAGGGTCGAGTGCATCAAGAGTATAGATGTTCAGGGTACGTGACCCTATGTCTACAATGACGATAAACTGACCTGCGATCTCATCTTCTTTAATCTGCCCGCGCTTATCCAATATCACGTCACAGAAGGAAAGGAACGGCTGTTTCTTTGTCACTAGCTCCTTAACCTGTATCTCCTTTTTAACTCCCGTCCTGTCAGCAAGGCTGATTGTCAGTTCATGTTTACCTACTACAAGACGTTGAAGAAGTTCATGTCTGTCTTCTTGCTCATCAGCCTTTACAGGCAAGCCCATAACAAGAGGCTCCACTACAGGCTGTGCTATACCCTCTGAGAGAACAGCTAAGCACGTCTTCAATAGGATGGGGAATATCTGATCTACATGCTTATTCTCCCCACCCGACCAATAAAGTGAAGAGTCCTGCTCCAACGCTCCCTGCCCCACCAAGTACTTCACTCCGTCGATCTCTACTCCAATGTAACTCAACGGGTCTGGTGTCACTTCCTTTATATCTGAGCGCATCTTCGGCCTCCAGTGTGTTGCATGGGACGGTATTAAGTACGTTGTCTTACCGTTATATAGCTTGTTATCTCCGTACCCATCGTCCAGACACCAGATGCAGATACTCATACACTTACCTCCCCTTCAGTTGTTGTACTAATATCATACAACATGCTGTAAGGCTTTTCCATGACTACTTTTGTCGTACATTGGTGAGATAGAGGTATTACAGTTGTGGTACATAGGTGAGAGTTATGTACTACTTTGCAACTCAACAAAGAAAAATGATGACAGTATAAGTGAGAAACACAAAAGGAGGTTTTTGCATGGACTCTTCTGGAAAAGTCATTCAGGTGGACGGCAAGAAGTTGCTGTCCTTTGGTACGGCACGCATACCTGTATCAACTTTCTCTCTGTACCCTGAAAGTGAGATGATCTACAACCACTACCATATCGGGGTAAACCTAAGTACTGGACGTGTAGATGAAGTTAAGGCTAACTACTGCCCTTCGGTTGACATTAACGAGTTGACTGTAGAGGAACTCCAGAATCTGGTCGAGTTACTGCCTGTATTGCGCTCCATGAAAGATAAGGTGCTTGCTATAACTGGAAAAGCGCGGTCAGGTAAAGACACAGTTGCAAACTGCGTACAGGCCGCATTCCACGATGTCTTTAAACTATCTTTAGGAGATGCGATTAGACAGGTTAGGGATGTTATTTACGGACCCACTGACGACAAAGACCGTCCTGCGCTTGTCATGATCGGCCAGAACCTACGTAAGGGAGACCCTAATGTATGGATAAAAGCATGGCTACGTCAGGCTATTGATTTAATTAAACTAGGTTCATTGAGAAAGATCGTGTGCGCAGATGTAAGGCAACCTAATGAGTTCTCCTTCTTCGCCTCTTTAGGGGCATTGATTGTTAAGATGGAGGCTGACGAAGAACTGCGTATAAAGAAAATCAAAGAAGTGGACGGTGAGAGGGCTACCGACCCGAAACTGCTAAACGACGAAACAGAATCTTACGTAGACACGTTTGAAACAGGAATCACCCTCTTCAATGACTACACTGTAGACTTCGCAGATGAAATTTACAATAAGCTGATTCCAGTACTTAGAGAAAGGGGTTGGTAATCAGTGAGGAAGGTTCTGTTATCTTCCGCGATTGCCTTACTAATCTTGACAGCTTGTGCCGCCCCACAAGTAAAAACAACGGTAAGTCAGGCTGAAACTAAGCCTGAACCAACAGAGTTTGTACTTACTGCCGATGCACCTAATGGCAGGGAAAAGGAGACACCGACTGTTAAGGAAGCGTCAGTCGAGGAAGACAAGGAATCTTCCGTTTCCCCTTTCTTGGTCGCTCATATGGTAAAACACGACTTACCTGAAAAGACTGCAAAAAGGTACGCGGGCTACATCATGCAAGCATCAGACGAGTATATGGTTAACCCTTTCCTTATCTTGTCAATCATTCACGTTGAAACTGGTGGTACGTTTCGCTACAAGAACCGACCGAACAGTCATGGGGCTATCGGCCTCATGCAGATTCTGGAGAGAAACGCGGGGTGGATGGGCGTGGAGGCCTCTGACCTCTACGACCCCCGCACAAACATCATGCTTGGTACAAAGTATCTCAAGTACCTGCAAGATAGGTTTGGACATGACCTTGGCATTGTAGCCTACAATCAAGGCGAGGGTAATGTGGCACGAGGAACATACCGTACATGGTACTTCGACAAAGTACATACGGTGTTTATGTCAATCGAAGGCAACGATTACAACTCAAAATCTAACCCAGTGAACTGATTACACTGAGTTGTTAAGGATTTCCGGCTGTCTTCTTATGATAATACTGAATTACGAAGAAAGGGCTGATCTTACTATGGCAAACAAATTCCTCCGGGATATTATCAATATGGTTCACGCAGACCCGGACGTAAAGCTAACGAAAGCAGAGATTGAAACCGTCCTCCGTAAGGGTTTGGACAAGATGGGTGATGTACTGGCTGACGGGGACAAGCTGTACCTGATTGGGTTCATGAACTTTGAACCGAAAGATTATGCTCCTAAGAAATCTAAGCACCCGCAGACTGGTGAAGACACGATTATTCCGGCATACCGAGGAGTGCTGTCCAAGCCGTCTGACCCGCTGAAAGCAAAACTGGCAGAAGGCCATCGCCGGACTCACGGATATTAATAAAGGAGACCCGCAAGGGTCTCTTTTCTATTTCTCTGCAACTCACCAGAGCAAAATGTTGACAGTATAAGTGAAAAGTAAATCGAAAGGAAAGGAGATGTTCAAATGGACGATCTGTCTAAAGACATTATCGAAGGTGGCAGTGTCACAGATATGTCTACTACTAACGAGGATACAAAGCCACGTTCGATTGAGTCCATTGAAGAAGCCGCCCGGTATGCCTATGCGCTGTCTGAAACGCGCAAAGAGATCAAAAAGATCGAAGATACTGCGGCTTCAGAGGTTGCCATTTGGCAAGAGAAGATCAAAGAGGTAGAGGCTTGGCGCGACGAGGTACTAAAACCCTTGCTTGATAAGGTCGAGTACTTCACGGCCCTGCTGACTCAATACCACATGAAAGAGTACTACAGTACAGAAAACGAGAAGGCACGAGCCAAACTCAAGTCCATTAAGCTCCCTTACGGGGTCACGTTAGCCTCTCGTGAACAACCTGTAAAACTGGAGGTCACTGATGATTCCGCCCTCCTTAGCTATGCGAAGGCAAACGGCCAAGTAGATGTGATCGAAAAGCCGAAGTGGGCGGAGATCAAGAAACATCTCCAAATCAATGACGATGGCCGCGTATTCGATCAAAACGGAGAGGAAGTGCCGTTCATCAAAGCCATTCAACAAGAACGAAAATTTGAGGTGAAATAATGCCAAGTGAGCGTTACTTGCAACTGAGACAGCCCGGAATCAAAGATATGCACAACGTAGAACTGCTCAAGGCTTGCAAGGAGGATAGTCTTCTTCTCGAAGAGTTTCTGATTGAGAACAAGGACTTTATCTTCTCCATCATCATTAAGTACAAAGGAAACGTCGAAGAACTAAAAACGAAGTTTAAGGTCGATGAAGAAGAAATCCTACAACACGCTTACATTGGTGTGATTACAGCGCTTAGGGACTTTGATTTCGACCGTGGTTTGAAGTTCACTACTTACGTTGTCCGCCCCATTTTGTGGGAAGTGAATCAACTCCTTTACAACGACTCCCGCCTTGTGCGGGTAAGTCGCGGGGCGGTTGACCTCATCAAACGCATGAAGGAAGTTGAGGATACACTTGGTTACCTTCCCACGGAAGAGGAGTTATCTAAAATCCTCAAGGTTCCGGTCGAGCGTATTAACGAAATTATCCGATTCACTAAAGAGCTTGAACACATCGACGGTTTGGAGAATTTTGAACTGCGTGACCGAACACGGGACTACGAGGAAGACAACATTGTAAACCGCATCTATATTGAGCAACTACTTGAACGAGCATCCTTGAGTGAGTTTGACCAAAAGGTCGTCGAGTTAATCATGGAAGGTCTGAATAACTCTCAGATCGCAGAGCAACTAAATGTATACCCGATGACCATTAACCGCGCCATCAAGCGCATTAAAAACAGAATACTTAACTCTGGATTGGATGATCGGCGCATCTCCAAGTACGAGGATGAGATTGAACTAATTGCCGAGGAAATGAAAGAACTTGGCAAGGTAATTCAAATTGATGACATGCAGGACTTGCTTGAGGTATGTGGGTTTGACGTTTCTGAATACAGCCCCCGTATCCTATACTACATCAGGCAGAAGGCCATTAACCGAGTAGATATTCCTCTCGAAGAAACAGCACAAGAAGAGTAACACAGGAGGTAGTTACATGTCTAACAAACTGGAAGTAAAAGTCAAGAAAGTACATCCTGATGCAGTGATTCCGCAATATGCACGCCCCGGAGATGCCGGATTCGACCTCGTGGCAGTGGAGGACGTGATTATTTGGCCGGGAGGGACAACGAAAGTACCGACTGGATTGGCATTTGCAATTCCGCCGGGATATGAGTTGCAGATTCGTCCTCGTTCCGGCATCAGCGCCAAGACAAAACTGCGCATCAGCAATGCACCTGGTACGGTGGATGCAGGGTACAGGGGAGAGGTTTGCGTGTTGGTTAATAATATCTCCACGGTTCCGTCCGTAACGGACGAATGGACGCAAACAAGGGCAATCGACGGTGAGTACATCTACGGCACAAAAGCTCCGGAAGGAACATATCTCATCCGAAAAGGTGACCGCATCGCACAGGGGGTAATTGCTCCGGTCTATCAAGCGCAATTTGAAGTAGTTGATGAACTAGACGAGACGGAACGTGGGACTGGTGGATTCGGAAGCACAGGAATGTCTAGCAAGTAATTAAACAGGTAATAATTCGGAGGGTTCCGCCCTCCCATGAAAACACTAAGGGGAGTGATTACTATGGTACTTAACTATGTAGGAGTTAAATTCGATGAGGTTTACGGTAAGGTATACTACTTCATGAACGATATTGAAGGTCTTCAAGTAGGCGATCTGGTAGTTGTCGATACACAACACGGATACCAAGTGGCAACGATCAAATCAATCTCAGATACACTACCCGTTAAAAACGTTGTAAAGTGGGTAGTACAGAAAGTAGACCTTACCCGTCATCTAGAACGTGTCGAGAAGCAACAGAAAATCGACGAACTGAAGAAGAAAATGGCGCAACGCCGCAAACAGCTTGAGGAAATTCAAATCTACCGACTTCTGGCGCAAGAGGACGAATCCATGAGAGAACTGCTCAAAGAACTTGATGCGTTGGAGGGCCGAAATGAATAACCAATACGTCGATCACACTCAAATCAAAAAGGAAATCTTCACTATCTTTGATCTTGAGACTACGGGACTTGACCCTTTCAATGGAGATCAGATCATTGAGATTGCCGCCCTCAAAACAGACCTTGAGAGGGATTACGGAATGTTCCATACATTTGTCAAACTGAACCAAGGTAAGGAAATCCCAGAAGTGATAAAGAACCTCACAGGCATTACAGAAGAAGATACTAAATATGGCATTTCAGACGCAAGGGCAGTCCACCTCCTATATAAATTCGTATTAGGTACAACTGCCGTTGCCCACCACTTCCCGTTTGATGCCTCGTTCCTCAAAGAGACCAGTAAAATGAGTACACCATCATCTTTCATTTGTACCCGTGTACTAGTGAAGTTGGTTGAGCCGGGACAGAGTGCTTCTCTTGCCGATGTAACAAAGAGGATTGGGTACGATCTGACTGGTCATCACAGAGCCTTTAATGATGTCATGGCTACCAAAGCCGTCTTAAAGCATTATCTCCCTCTGGCTAAGGAGAAGGGGATCGAATACCGTAATGTGGTAATTAACGACCAAGAAAGACCATTAAACTTCATCCCTGATTACGCAAAAGTCATTAATAAATAAGAAAAAGCTACCCGAAAGGGTAGCCTTCTTTTTTATTTCATGGATTTAATTACTCCAATTTCCTTTAGGACTCCGTTCAGGTAGTTCGCCCCGCGAGAAGCGAGGATACCTGCCACTACGGTGGATGCATAAGCTCCATATCCAGTCAAGCCAAATGGATTCAGACCAAACGCAAACGCCAACAGAATACCTACAACCATCGAAGTGAAGAACGTTGCCTTGTCCTTCAGTTTGTCGGAGAACAAGGCCTTTAAAATCTCAGTAACACTCTCCGTCAAAAAACCTACAATAAGCCAAAGTGTCAGTACATCCATTATTACTTCACCGTCCTAGATAGAATTGCAAAGTTGAGAATAGCAATCTCGCCTGCTGTAATAGTGTCGTTGTTGATCTTAGTGAGCCAGTAATCCGGGCTGTTGATTACAGGGTTACCGTCAACTCCAGTGATCTTGTTGTACTTCTTGACACCTTCGATCAGCAGGTCTTTTTCCCATTGTGCAAGTTTCACTGGTTCATCTCCCTCGCTTTCTGTGGTTTTTGGTGCCACGGTATCCGCCCGCGTGCAGTCGGCCAACTCGTTCACAACATCTTGAATGAACTGAGCCTTGTTAATACCCAGAAGTTTCAGAGCGTTCTTAAACGGGTCAAGTTTCCGACCAGGGTCCAGTTCCTCGTGTCCTACAATGTGCCTGCGTGGGTCAAGCCCAAACTTGTAGCACAAGTATGCAATATACCACACATAACGCTTGTATGCTTCTTTATTGTTGATATTGCCTTTCTTATTGGAATAGCAGAGTTCTACTCCAATAGCGATGTCGTTGGCATCGTCTCCAAACAGTCTGTTGTCTTCTGGTCTGTCGTAGAGAACGTGCCATGCTTTCTCTGGACGCCCGGTCGTTGCCGGAATACACTCAATAATCCTGCGGTCATCAATGAAGGTGTGCGCAGACGCGCTCATATCGTTGGCAGAACGCTTGTAATAGGTAATGTTACCCTCTGCCGTAGAGCCGTCATTTCCGGTATCGTGAGACGTAATAAATCCTACATAAGGCATGGCAATACCAGATCGCCGTTTCGTGTTTACCGGAAGGTAGTCTTTCTCAATGGTGTATTTCATCTTAAATGCCATGTTGCTCACCCTCCTTTACGGTAGTTTAGGTGGACTGTCCTGCTTCTCTTGCCCGCCCTCATTATAAGGACTGGCGTCAGGTTCTAACGGACGTTGTGTACGGTCCCTCCTAAACTCCTTAATTCCCTGTAGTCCGAAGACACCTGTGACAATCGTGATCACAACATTATCAAGTAGTTGTATTACCTGAATCGCTACAGGGTTCAATGTACCCCAGACGGCCACCCCAAAGGCAATCAGTACCATTAAAGCAAAAAGAGTGCCGAACAGTACCATTAGAAAGTCCTTTGCGGAGAACCCGTCTTCGTCGGTTAGGAAGGTAAAGAACTTTCTCATTGTTCGACACTCCTTTCATTATTTTCTATCTTCTTTGCGGCGTTTCCTTAGTTCTCCCTCCAACTCATTCACACGTGCTGTAAGTTCTTTATTCTCCACAAGTAGAGCGTCATACTTCTCACGCCACTTGTCTACTTCCATCTGGAGCGTCAGGTTAGTGATCTTCAATTGCTCCATGTTAGCTTCAAGCTCTAAGTAACGGTTCGTCCACCGGGCGACTTCTTCCTTGAGGGACTTGATCTCCTCCCTCATCTCCGCCCGTAGCTGTTGTTGCTCTTGGGACAGTTGTTGCCTATCCGTTACAAAGATGTCCTTTTTGGCGGCGTTTCTGGCGGTCATGTAACCGATGATTGCAGTTACTACCCCAACTACGCCACTGATGATTGCTGTTACTACTGTCGGTTCCATAAGCTACCCACCTACCCCAACTACTTTATCTGAACCCTTGACAGTTCACATAATGGCCGTTATAATGGGATTATGTTGAACAGTAAGGAGGATTGACCATGAGTTATTTGAAGAACTTTGAAATGTTTCTACATACCGATAAAAACGCTTCTACGTCTACTGTGTCCGGCTACCTTACTGACATAAAGCAATTCTTGGATTATGAAGGCACTCCTGATGACTTGTCGAAGGTTACTCCCTCCCATCTCCGGGAGTTTATTGTCCACCTGTCTAAGCAGGGACGTAAAAGAAGTTCGATTAATCGTGCGGTATGCTCCCTTAAAGCGTTCTTCAACTACCTCACTGATGAAGAAAAGCTGTTTACTGAGTCTCCCGCCGACTCCATCAGAACTACTAAGCAAGATAAGACACTGCCTAAGTTCGTTTCGGAGTCTGACATGAAATCTATATTAAACGCCGCCGCCCAATCGTCCATCAAGGACAGGCTAATCACTGAACTGTTGTACGGCTCCGGCGGACGTGTAAGCGAGATAGCAAGCCTCAAAGTAGAGGACATTGATTTTGAAGATTCCTTTGTCTCTCTGTTCGGTAAAGGAAGCAAGGAAAGGAATAACCCGATTCATGAATCCTGTGTTGAATTGATTAAACTGTACATGAAGGCTTACGACATTGAGTCGGGGTATCTGTTCCCTCATAAAAATGACCCTAATCGTCATATCACGAGGGAAGCAATCTTTCGTCTGGTGAAGCGTCTTGCAATTAAGGCGGGAGTTGACCCTAAGAAGATAAGTCCTCACGTATTTCGTCACTCGTTCGCCACCCACATGCTTGAACATGGGTGTGATATGGCTCATGTTCAGGAGTTGCTTGGCCATGAGGACATTTCAACAACCCGCATTTACGCCCGAATCACCAAGACAAACAAAAAAGCGACATACGCAAAATTCCATCCACTCGCTTCTTCTCCTGTATTATAAGTACGATAAACAAAAAGATACCCACCTTATGAAAAGGTGGGCTTACATTATGAACACATAACCGATAAAGCCATCTCCGACTTCCACACTGGACGGCAAGTCGTAATTACCAATCCCGTGTTGAATAATGACGGATGATGGTAGATCAGCTACGCCAATAACGCGTGGGATAACGGACGATGGTAAGTCATACTCACCGACGACTCGTACTTTTACAGTAGAGTCTAGGTCGTGCTCGCCCCACACCCTCGGTCGTACACTACCGGGTAGGTCACTGTCACCGTGTACACGAACCGTCAGGGTACCTTCAATGTCGCTCTCAGATGCACTGCGAACCGTTACACTACCGGGTAGTTCCGGTCTGCTGATGGTTACCTCAGACGGAAGGTCTGCCTCTTCTGCCTGACGTACAGATACGCTACCATCAAGATCAGCATACCCGTCACGTACTACGATAACTGAACCCGGAATCTCAGGCTTGCTGATGTGTACCGTGGACGGTAGGTCTCCCCACCCAAATCCTTTAACGTGTACGGACGATGGCAGGTCTTGGTACGGTGTAATGTAAACACTACCGGGCAGTTCCGGCCTACCTACTGTAACCGTACCTTCAATGTAGTCTGTGGATTCTACACGAACGATGACAGAGCCTTCAATGTCTTCTTGACCGCCGTAGGTAACGTGCACCGTGGACGGTAAGTAATCCCTACTTACTGTTACCGAAGAAGGAAGATCATCGTCTACGTAGTCCTTCGGATTCCTTACAATTACGCTACCCGGTAGGTCCTCTTCACCAGTGTACCCGTTAACAACGACTGTACCCGGTAGGTCTTCGGTACCTGTAGCAAAGACAAACAAGCTACCCGGCAGGTCTTCCTTCTTATTGCTAAAGACGTAAGGGTCGTAGTATTCGATTTCGATGTACGGAGTAGAGGTAGACTCTCTGGTCCCGTACTGCTTATACCGCCCAAGTTCTGTCTCATCCAGAACCTTGAGCATGAATCCGTTATGTTGCCTAGCCCCCGTATACCATTCTTCGATGTAGGAGGTTAGGTCTATCTCTGTCTTACCTGCATACGTCCCACTATCGTAGGACTTGATTAAGGTTCCTTGACTTGGCTGATTGTCCCAAGTAAGTCCGTACTCAGTCCAAGTCTCCCCTGACGGTATATCGTAAATCCCGATGGGTATGGGAGGTCTTGAGTTCAGAAGGGTAAGAACTAAGGTAGCCTTTTTTATTATCTTATTGGACGGAAGTGAACTAATATCAAAGCGTAAAAAGCTACGGTACTTCTGTCCGTTCCAGTCCACACCCACGAACATGTCGTGGTCTCTACCATAGTTCAACTTAGGCATGCCGTCACGGGCATGTGTATCTTCAATGGGGCTTAGCCTTACCTTGACGACAGGAGGTTCAACAACCTCAACGATACCTGTCATCTTGTTCCGCGCCCGCACCTTGACTGAAGAAGGAAGATCAACAGGTACGTTTACGTGGATGCTAGAAGGTAACTCAGCTTCCCCTGAATATCCTACGTTAACAGAAGAAGGAAGGTCATGCGGTTTTTCAGATATAATTGATACGGATGAGGGGAGGTCTGCCGAGTGGTTAATGCCTATACTACCCGGCAGATCATTTGACCCTGTACCGATGATTATGACTTTACCTGTGAACTTATTCGTGAACGACACGACAACCACATCCATTGTATTGGAATTGGCTTATCATACAGGGTCCCCTTGAGCGTAAACGTCAAACTCTCCTTGACCCGGCGGACTACCGAATGTGGTCACAACCCTGACATAGAATGTGACTTCTTCATTGTAGTCAAGTATTTGATTAAACGACAGCAGATCAACTGGTACAAATGGAGAGGCCGTTTCGCTTATTTCCACGACCGCACCAGTCGGGAGAGTTTTGTTATCCCTCCATAGTTGTATGTTACCCACCCTGTTTCCTGTGCGGTTCACAAGTCTTACAGGGTACGTATCCGAAATCTGCCCCGCCGCGAGGACTCCGATGTCGAGATACATCAGAACTTCCCCTAAATCAGTGGAATACAGGTTTCCTTGCTCATCAGAGAACAGAAGTCCGGCATACTCACCGATGAAATTCAGGGTGACCGTACTCTCTTTGCCGAACTGGTCTTGTGCAACTATCGTAACCGTGTTGGTGCCTCCAAGGATAACCTCGTTACTGCGGAATACCCTTGAATACGTTACGGTCGGCGTCTCTAGGTCAGTGAACTCCTTAGACGGGTCGGCAGGATGAACTTTAACGCCGTTTAGTAGGACTTTGAATCTTACATCGTCGCCCTCCGGGTCGCCAATCGTCACATCTAGCTTATTACCTGTCATCGTAGCAACAAGCGTAGGTTCGGTGTCGATCAACGTCACCTTACCAGATGCCTGAACAATCGTCCCATTTAACTGCTCCACCGTTACCTTAATAGTATAAGGATTAGCGGAGGTTAGATAACGACTCTCTACGACAACCGAATCAGAGATGTCACCATAAATCCAATCCGACCATCCTTTTAGAGTGGTCAGAGGGTCTTCCATCTCCACTTTATATCGGTACGCGGCATATCGCTCGCCTTTGATTACCTGACGTTGATCTGACAGGCCCGGCTCGTTCGTCCATTTCAACACGTTTACCGTGTTCGGGGACAGTAGCATGATTGGTCTAAACGGTTTTACGTCCATCTGGTACCTGTACGGTATTATCCTGTCCACATCATCTGTCCAAGACAGCAGGTCAAAAGTATCCGGCAACTCATTCCATTTATGAGCAGGTACAACGTTGATTGTTTCCATTCCGTACAAGTCGAACATGTTCTGATCTACAGGAGAGGTGCCAACGTCCACCCAGTCCCCTATAACGCTATCATAGGTCTTGATTATAGTTCCTGATTGGACTAGGAACCTCTCAATCAACAGTCCACCGCCGATAGTGTATAGCTGATAAACCTCGGCATCGCTAAGTGCCCTGTCCCATACCATAACATCGTCCAGAACGCCCTTGTACCACTCGGACGCACTTGATCTGTTCCTGCCCATAATGTTAATGAGAATCGGCCTGTTAGCGACTGCCTTTGTCGCTTTCAGGTCGCCGTTTACATAAACTTTGTGGGCGGTGCCGTCAAAGGACGTTACAATATGATGCCACTGATTATTAGTCAACACTTCTGGTGAGAAGTTATTTATGTTATAACTGCCCGGCCTGCCGTTATAAAGCATCAGAGGGTAGTACTCACCACCGCTGATGTAGGAGCTTACAACGTCTTCATAAGTCGAGAAAGAAAGCGTGTGGTAAATCCAAACTGATACAGTCCAAGTATTCAAAGTAGGCATTCCGGTAACGGTAATGTATTGACCTGTAGTACTGTCATTGAGTAGGCGTCCTTTTCCTTTCTTACCGTCAACAATAGAGGTACCAGTCGCTGTTCCGTTCCGCCCTCCTACTACGTCCGAAACAACACTACCGGAATCTTCGTCCATAGGCCAATACGCAACCAACCCATCTCTAAGGGCCACGTAACTCACCCCTTTCAGGGTATGGTGGAAGTATATTACTTCACAACCATACCCGTAATAGACTTTCCTGATTTATCTACAGTAACCTTGAACACCTTGCCTGCGCCCAATTGACTACCTGCATCCGATACTAAAAGAACATCGGTGGTTCGTTCTACCAATAAGGACAGATCATCCATCCCCTGTTGGAGGAATAGCGGCTCGGTCACACTGGATCCGACCGTCTTCCATGTTCCTGTGATGTTATCATACACCTTGTACTCCGAGCCTACCTTTACCAGATACTTACTGATGTAGTCCTTGTAGATAGTGTACGTAACACTTGACAACTTACCGTCCGCAGTCTCCATTTCAATGGATACTTGGTTATTGCCGAAGGAGAACATGGAGTTTTGCATCACATAGGACACTGGCAACGGAGGGACTACAAATGAGGTAAACGGCAATACCTCTACGCCATTCAATAAGACTCTGTATCTAACAAGAGAACCTAAAGGATTGACTACATTTCCTGAGATAGTCACATCATCTAGTTTAATGTATGTCGGAGACAGCCCACCAACGAACCCTAGACCTAACTCTTCTATAATCAGTACCGGACGGAAACCAGTATTGCCACCTGTCGTATCATTACTGCTTGTGTAGCTGAGCGCGTTAGCAGACGACCGTCCTCTGATTGTTCTTCTGTTAGAGCTTGTACTATTGACGGTGCTTGTGAGAGTCCACGCAGTACTCCAGTGCCACACGCTATCGTCGCCCGCCGTGATAGTACCGTCTAGGGTGGAATTGACAATATACTTGTCCCACTCATTGTCTTGGTCTGATGCATCAACCCCACCTGTAAGCAGGCGAAGCGTAGTCCTGTAGGGGCCAGTTGTTAGTGGCTCAAGTAGGTCAAGTTCCCCGATTGTGGCCCTGTAAGTATTGTTACCGATGGACGTGATATTGACCCTGTAGTGCAGATAAGGTGTTTTATTGTCGATAAAGAAGAGCTTCTGCTCCGCGCCCGTGCTCCATGTAACACCAGTCTGTTGATCGAGAATATCCCACTGAACCCCATCATTTGACCCCTCAAACGTAAAATCCCTTGGGTTCTGAGACGTCCAAGATGAATTATAGTGACCAGTTATCCTGTAAGCAGTTACTACTTTAGGTTCTGGGAACTGATAAGCCAACCAACCTGTCCCGTCTGTCGTATTGGAGGCCCATCTGCCTACGTCAGTAGTGGTCACTCCGTCGAAAGCCCGCCAAGGAAGGTTAGAACTATAGTAGGAACTAGCGTAAGCGGTCCCATAAGGCTGTGATGTCCCTGTCATTATCGGGTTGATTCTTCTGCCAATCCGTATAGGTAACCCGCTCGTACTAGCTATACCTACACTAAGAAGGTAATCCCAAGATACAGTACTTTGGATGTTCCTATCGGGAACAAGAATCATGTTTCCCTTCCTGTCCGTACCAACCATGACAAAGTAGGCGTCTCCATTGGGCGCGGCAGGGATGGTATTGTATGGGATAAGTGGAGACGTTTCTTCCCCCAGTCCACCAAGAAATCCAAACGCACCTGACGGGGCGGAATAGTTGAAACGAATACGTTTACCTATGTTAAGGTCTTTAATATCCATTACCTCACGGGGATGGAGAACTCGTCCATCCTCGTCGATGTCAACAGCATCAACACCCATATGTCCTGTAGAATAACCTTCAATAGAGACTGTATGTCTGCCGAAAGGAAGCCCGGTCTTCTCAAACGAAAGACCCTGAAGTACGGTTGTGGCGTTGTACTGCGTGTAAGGATACTCTACGCCGTCCAGTACAATCTTCATATTACTGGACTTCTGGTTAGATAAGGTTGCTATTATCCTTACTTTCGTCCCTATAAAGTCGAACTGCATCTTCTTACCAGTTGCATCGGAGTAGTAGGTCTCAGTATTGCTGTAAGCCCCCGTAGTACTGGTTAAAGCAGGACTTCCGCCGACAAACGACATAGGCAGGTTCCTATCGTCGTAACGCTTCCACCCTGCTTCTGGAGAGGTTAACGGCTCGCCTATTGTAGCCATCTGATCTACACCTCCTTGTACTCAAATACAGGACGAAATCCAACCCACCCATACGCAATGTTGCTTGAAGCAAACCCGACCGTCTTATGTGTATTAGATGTAGTCTCCACCCCACGGAAAATACGGTGTGCGTAAGTAGCGGATAGAGTTGGTGTGTTTACATGCTTTAGACCGACCATTGCGGGGTCTTGGCAAAACGTAGCGTTGTAGTCTACATGGAATACATCATCCAATGTCTTACCTGACTGGATAAGGTAGGAAGGGAAGTTGACAATGTAAGTGTCCCACTCGTTATTTGTCGGCCATCCTCCATACCCCTGTTCTGTGGTGGCTTTGTTTCCATCACTATCAGCATACGCTACCCCGCCCGTTAACGAGCGAATGATACCCGACACGGTACCAAACGTCTGCGGTTTTCCTTGGATGACTCTCCCTGCATTTAGCACGTCCCAACTAACAAATACTTGAACCACCCTGTCCGCAACCAGTAATCCCTTATCGACCTTTATAAAGTAGAAAGACCCATATGGACTTTCTGTACCTAGTGTAGGTATCTCTACCAACACCTGACCGCCTATGTTGCTGAACGTACCCACCATATTGGCAATGGACGTATAATCACAGACTATATAATCTCCGGTCATAAGGTCTGGGACACGAGTCCTTAGTTGTCCAGTTGTAGCAGGTACTGCCATGTTATTTAACCTCCATTAGTGCAATATCCACCCACTCTTTTAGATTTACCGTCCCTACGAACACTTGCCCGATTCCTAATGTAGCCTGTAACATCTCGGTCTCTTCTGTCATATGAAACGGCGTAGGTGACTTGATCTGGAAATCAAATATGTGATCGGTATTCTTGGGAATGTGGGCGTCAATATCGTCAGGGTCAATGATGATCTCGGCATCGGACTGCCACCTGAACATACCGCCGTAGATACCCAAGTCAGCCGGGGAGCCATCTAAATCAAGTCCGGTACCGACATCCTTCCAGAGAGACTCATCAGACGTAATCATGTACGTAGGGGAAAACACCAAGTTACCTGCACATGTAAGTCTTGTCCCCTCATTGTAGAACGCGAAATTGGACACGCAGTTGACCAATTTCGGCCTTGCTCCTCCGCTACTACTCTGTAAAAAGTTATCTGTAGTAATAAACGTGCTGTTGTAGACCTCAATCACGTTGGTCCCTGCGTTGTCGTGCACAATAGAGGAACGGCCGTCGAACAGGAAAACACAGTTGTATACCTTACACTTGGTAAAGTTACTATCTCGTCCGAATACGGCAGTTTGGTAGTTGTACGTCCTACCGCCCAACTTGACATCGAACGTTAGTTGATATAGTTTAGTGTCAGGTCCGAATGTGGATACAGCATGGTGGTCCCTTCTAGTATTAACTACCCCATCACACAGGAATGTAGTGTATCCGGGAACACCGATGAAAGAGATGGACTTACCTGCATCATACAGACCGCCTGTACCGTTACCGGAGCTAACATGTGTCACGTCATGGGTACCTTGAAGAGCATAAATAGCATACCCGGCGTGTTCGCACTTATCTACCGCCGCGCTTATTGTCTTCAAAGGACTTCCTGCACTTCCTGTATGCATGTCATTACCGTTTTCAGGGTCTACATACAGAACCTTTACAAAACTTTGTGTACTACCGCCAATTTTAATCGTTTCAAGAGACGAGTCGCCTACCTGCTTTGTAACCTGCTCAGAGGGGATGTTGAAAATGAATCTTGCCTGTAACTGGTAGTCGTACCCCTCGTCATCTGACAAGTAAGCCAAAGCCTTTCCCGCCCCTCCAACATTTGGCCATGCCATTAATGTTATAAAACTTACAGCAGTCACACTGTCAGGTAATTGAATTTCCACCACACCTACTAGGTCATTGGAATTGTAGGGAGGGCTAGGGTTATTGTTGTCGTTAAACCAATCGTTAATGTAACTGGCGGCTGTCCTGCTCGCGTAGTTGTGGTAAATTACATTAGAGTAGGTAAGTGGAACCTTGTTCCCGTCTTGGTCGTAAATCCAAATCTTGGCTATACTCTTGAAGTCTGGAGTAGGTGAGCCAATGGCCTCATACGCGATAATTTTTACTCTTAATGCCATACTACTTCACCGTCCATTTCAGCATCCCGCCCTTGCCCGCCTCCAACGGAGCAGGGTACTCAGCAATCACGTTCCCGTTCTTCTTAATTACTAGTTTTCCGTCCAGAGATTTATCCGCCACCAATGTTAGATTGAAGTGCATTGGTTCGTTATACGGAATTGAACAAATGGCCTTGAATCTAAAATAGATTCCATCAATGGTCATCTTCGTCTTATATCCGAAGTTGTAGGCCAAGACTCTAGTCAGGAACTTTCCTTCCTTGCGATCTAAGACATTCCATGCCTCCGCGTCCTTGTACGTGATTACATCGTTGTACGGGTGGAACTGTCCGGTTAGGTAGTACTCTTTGTTTCCTACCTTATAAATGAACTCGTAAATCTGGCCGTTTAGTTTAAAATAGCCCCCACCCACTTCGTAGTAGAGGCGTTTTCCATGACCGATCAAACCGAACCTAATAAGTCTATCTTTCTTTAGAGAATAGAAATCGGCTCGCTCTTTGGTCACTTCGTTATATTCAGAAAGGTGAGTACCATCCACATACTCGCCAATCCATATAAAATCTTGGTCTACGAAGGAGTAGGGGCTAATCCTCGTTATCATGTTCTCAAACCTCCATTGCATTGGACGTTCTCTTATACATATTGGAATCTCACACGAGTGCGGAAGTTGATCACCCCTGATGCCGCGTTACCCGGTACCCGACAACGCATGGTAGCTTTAACTACGTTGCCCGCCGAGTTCTGTAGAGTACCGTCATTAGCTACACCTAGAATGCTCACTTCACCGTTCGGTGTATCATGCGGCGGAACGTTAGGTGTAAAGGTGCCGTTGGAGTTCGTCGTACTCCCCAACGTTTTGATCGGACGGGAGACTTCCGTATTTGTAATAGCGTCCCACCCGATTGGGAAGAAGTCTAAGTCAATCTGATCTACCTTAACCTCAATCCACTGACCCTCTACCAACTCACCTGTATTACCGCCCAGTTCATCTTTAACGGTAATCACAGCGTTCTGCATATCCGGTACATCAACAACACCTTTTCGGTTGTTCCAGATAAGGAAGGTAAAGTCAGGGGACACTTCGGAAGCGTTTACATAACCGATGTCCCATCTGGTTACTTGGTCAGTGTCTTGGTTTGTTTCCCAATACCACGAAACAATAGGCTGTACTGCCACCGTAGTCACTCCCTTACATTAGATTTCAACTGCTACGTTTACGGTCACCGTCCCAATTCCCCCACCGACCTCAGCGAAGCTAATCCTGAAATGGTCTCCTTCATTCACTTGGTCATCAGCCAATACATAGGGGGATGAGGAAGTTGCTGTAGACCGTTCGTTCGCGTCAAGTACTAGATCGCTTGCGAATACGTTCGTCCACACAGGGGTAGTGTCATAGTCAGACTGGCTACACTTTTCCAACTGCATAACCGTCTGATCTGACCCCGCGCTTGTGCAGGACGCATAAACACGAGAGATACGTCCGGGGTAATCAAATCTAATCTCCAGTGGGTACGGGCCTGCCTTTGGCTTGAGCATGACAAACGTAATAACTTTTTCTTGAACGGCCTGCTTTTTGGCCAAGTTGAAGGCCTCCTGCGCCCTATCAAATGCTCTGATGCTGCTCACATGTTCGCCCCCTTTCTGTACTCTCGACAGTCAGTATAAGTAGGTGATATGAAACAACAACAGAAAAAGGAAAACCCACCATAAGGTGGGCCAGATAGTTTCGGTATTAAATTATGACGGTCTGTGCGGTTACTTTGACGATGCGCCCCGTCACCGGATGGTAGATGTATGTCCTTGTAGTCTTCCTATTACCACGGATAAATACTTCAGTCAGTGGCTTTCCTTCCGCGTTATACGTGAACTCACGCGTGAAGTTGTAGTCTCCTGAAACGACTTCTCTTACTACATCCTCGTCGTTAGCGTCGTACTCATAGTCTATCTCATAGTCGCCCTCCCCTAGTAGCTCGGTTAAGTTCCTGTCAATGTCTGTGATCTTATCCTTCAGTCTAGGGAATCCCATCCGGGCTTCGTGAACTTCAATCTCCAGATTGGTGAGACGAGTAATGATTCCATGTTGACCGTAGAGGATAGAATCAGAGTTGAACCACTCCTTAATTACGATCTCGTCGCCAAGTTGAATCGTGGTAGGGGTGGCGTTGCCTTGGTCGTCATAGGTATACAGTTTCAGGCGGATATGGGTCTCGTCTACTTCCTCATACCCTATCCCTTCAGTCAACCTGTGGCCATTGTAGTAGACATCTAAGACCTTCTTGCCCATGGTGTAAGGGTAATCGAGTTCTATTAGGTTGGGGTCCACCGTGTGGTTGTCAAGATACGCCTGTGTGACGATGATCTCTTGGTACCGCCAGTTCAGTGCACTGACTGGCCTTCTAATCCTAAAATCTAGCACTCACTACCACCCCTACCATACGTTAATCACGAAATCGAACAGATAATCGTCTACCATAACCGGAACAGAGTTACGCATGATACGTACCCAGAAGAACACACTGTCGTTTGCAGGAATCATATCGAACTGTAAAGACTTGCTGTAGTTTCCATCTGGTGCCCCATTCAAGTCCTTGCAGATGTCTACCCATTCCCACCCGAACTCTTGATTGTACTGCTTGATTTCGACGTTTATGTTTGTGTGAGGAACGTCAATCATGTTCCTTAACTCAAGTCTGTAGTCTTTAGAGAAGTCATCAAGATACCCAAAGTCGTTGTTCATTACATCCAACGGTTGGCCGTTGTAATACACTTCAATGAAGTTGCCGCAGTGGAACACGTCCCCGCCGAACACTTCCTTAATGTTGTCGTCGGCAACTAAGTCTCCGTTCGCATCGTACACCTTGATGTTGAGATTTAAAGGCATGACGTAATCGAACACGCTCATCTCGGCTTCATAGTCCGTATTGGACAACGTGTCGAGTAGGACAGGGTTACCTGAACTGATGTCATATACCTCTACCGTAGAGCCTAGAGGGAGCGCTCGGAACTTGATCTTGGTGTCTTTGTAGATCGCTAGGGTATGGATTTTGAGAATCTCTCCCGCCGGGCCTTCAAGCTCTACACCCCACAGCGTAGCTTCGGGAAAGTCGATGGAGCCACGGATGTCCCAGTTCCTGCCATCCTGTGAGCCGTACCCCTCATACTCTGTATCCTTTTTAACCATGCGGATGTACGGGAATGTCAGCGTAGTACCTACCTGATCGTTGTAATACTCGGACAGCTCGATCTTCAATTGGTCAGAGGAGTATGCAACGAACCCTCCCCAATCGTAAACGTCTATCGGGTTATACGTGTTACGCATTTCAAGTACTGCATTTGTCGGCAACTCTCTAAGCAGGTATGTCGGAGTAGGTCCGTGCAGTAGATTAAGCGTACCATCCGTTAAATCTATATAGAAACGGTCGGTGGACGGATGTAATTGCCACCCGTCCGCCACCAGATCAACGTTATTGGTAAAGTCCTCGTACACAATCTTACCTGACTCGACGCGCTTCACACTAATCACATGACAGCACCTCCTACTCGATAATCCAGATGTTTCGCTCGCCCTTACATCCTTGGTGGTGTCTGCGGTAGTATTCAAGGAGGTTTTCGATCAGTAGTTTGACGGCCAGATGCCCGCCGCAACCTATGATCTCTTCCACTACCTCTACCTTAACAGGTCTCATGCCCTTAACGACAATGTTGTCGATAAAGGAAGCATCCTGTGCGATAGAGCGCTCGTTACCGATTTTCTTGAATACCCACCGGCCTTTATGCTCACCTTCCAGTATAGGAAACGAAAAGGCTCGCTTACCTTCTGACGAGTAATTGGATACACGTGGTTTAGTGTCATCATCTAGGTAAAAGTCTATTGCGTACTTAGGTTTCATTACCGGAGCAGAGAAAGACTGTGCCTCTACAACTACATTGTCGATGAAGGCGTTGAGTCTCGGCTTGCCTCTGTACTTCGCCCGCCGGAATGTGGAATACGGGTTGGAGTAAGCCGCCAATCCGCAGGCACCGTGCCCCCATCCAGAACTGTCTGTGACATCGAAGTACTGCTTACCGTCAATCCAAATCTGGAAACGATTTCCTTGTACTTTGATCTTCATTTTATGCCAAGTATCGAACTTCCAGAGGAAAAGGTCTGTGAATCTCCAAGCCTGTACGACTGTGCCGTTTACTACCTTCTCGATACCTGAGTTGAACTTGTCGAGATCGCTCCACGAACCGATTCGGTAGTAGTTGTTCGGGTCTCTGTAGTTGAAGACGCCGCCCAACCAGTCGTATGCCCAGTGCAGACTAGGGTCTTCCTTCGTATAGAACTCAAATTCAAACTCGTAATCGTCATCCTGAATCCACTGCTCATTAACAACTAGAGCGTACCCGGCTGTGTTCTCCTCTTCGTAGATGGTGTCGCCAACTACTTTCCACTCTGTAATGTACCCCGCCTTCTTCCATTCGTTTTGAATCCTCTGCGCGTCGAAGACGATCTCTCTTAACTGACTATCCTCTGCCTGCGGTACCCTTACCTCAAAGTAATAGTCCCCTGTCTCTACCGAGTCTAGTTGCGCCTGACCCCAATTCGTGGAACTCGATGTGCTCCAGACAACAGTTCCGTTAGACCTCTTCAGTGTGAGTGCCGTCTCCATGTTCGTGTCAAACCCATAGTTGAACTTGATAGATGGATTTAAGGCGCTCGTTGGAACGTTAAAGGAGGTCGTGCGGTACGTTCTAGCACGGGCAGGGTGTTCTACCCCCAGAGAAGTACCGCCCTGCGTCTGAACAGTCTCCCACCCGTCACCTTTAATCTTGAATTGGTCCTGTACTCCCTCAAAGTCCTCTTGGATAACTACGCCGCCTGCCACAATCTCATCCGGTCTGTCGGGTACGTAATTACCCAACTCAAATGAGATAGTGGACGATCGCGTCTTTTTCGGGAGCTTGAACGTGAACTGAGCACCATTCTGTACGGTGTCTATGATTGGGTGTCCTTCCAGTACCCACCCGAAATTCGGTACTTGCTTTCTGGACGCACCATTCACGGTAATCATATTAGTGAACGGATATGCCTCAAAGTGCTCTACAAAGTCTCCGTAGGTGTAAACTAGCTTCACGCGGTAAAATCTGTAGGTTATCCCCAACGCCATCCAACGAATGAAGCGATAAATCCTCCACAGTTCGTCCGGTGTGTATCCCTTGGTATCGTCCCATTCATTGATTAGACGAACAACCTGCTCGTATACCATATTGAGCACACGGGAGATTGTGTCTACTGGACTGGATGCTTGGAATCTTGTTTTGTACGCATCGTAAATTTTCACCATGTACTCGATGAACGAGTAGAGGTTACATGGGTCGATCATCATGGGTTCCTTGCCGCCCACGTCAGCACCATTACTGATCGGTTCGTTCAGTACAGAGTATGGAGGTAGGACATAAGGGTCACCATTCTCGTCTGTCTGTCCGGTTGGATAGTACGGCTCAAGTGTAACAGGGTCATAGAACCCATCCATATCAGGGTTCTCAAAGTTGAAATCCTTCAGAGGGACGATCAACCAGTCATCACAGACATATCCTTCTGTACAAGACCATTCAAACAACGGGTCTTCAGGTCGCTTGTCAGGCTCCAGTGGAGGCCTTCTACGGTACTTCAGATCAGGGTCGGTGCAGGTATACACGCCAACATCATACTTACCATCGTTTACGCCTTTGATCTCCTTGATGAGTTCCGCCGCCACTTCGGACGACTCATCAGGATGCAGTGAAGTGGGCTCATTAGCCAGTTCTCCCCAAGTCTCCACCTCGTACTGAGGGGACAGGGAAGGGGTGCCATCAGTCAGTTCTCCCCAATAGTTGTCATCTGTGACAGGAGATAGAGTAACCTCGGTGTCCGTCAACTCGCCCCATGCCTCTGTGTCAATGGTTGGAGACAAGACGGTGTTGCTGTCTGTAAGGTCTGCTCCAACTGCATCTGCATCGAACTGAGGAACTGTCGCAGGGTCTATGCTGACAAGATCAGCGAACGCCTCAGATTCAAAGTCGTAGGTGTAGGTTGGTTGTTCACTAGATAGTTCACCATGGCCATCGTTATCCAGTACAGAGCCTTGTTTACCTAGATCTACAGCGATAACTTCATCCGGCAATGTTATCATGTCACTGAAGATTCTATCGCCCGCCAGATACTCGTTTACTGTAGATTTATCATCTCCGGTACGGAAACTGGACAGTAGGTCTTTCAGTAAACCTTTGTCTGTTGCATATCTTCCGCCAGTCATATCTTCGTCTACAGTCCCATGACCTTGAGTGAACTTGACGAACTCCTTATAAATAGCGTCCAGAACCGCCTTTAACTGCTTGCTATCCTCTGCCTTTAGCTCATGCTCAAAGCTAATCTCTGCACGTCTGTGCTTACCGTCGATTGCAGTAATATCCTGTGCATCCTCTTTACCAGATTCACTGACATCCCGGACACCGTAAACCGTGTCTTCCGATGTTCTGCCGTCCCGCCCCTTCATGCGATCAGCGATAATAAGGCTCGTATCTTTTTCGGTCACCGATCTGATGTTATGCAAGCCAAACCCCTTTGAAACATAGTCCACAACCTCATCAAGCAGTACACTTAGCTCTGAGACGGTGTACTCCTTCTGCAACCCATCAAGTAGGGTCTTTGCCGCCCGGAAATCAACGTCAGTATCAACGTTGGCTGAGTACGCTCTGAGTACATCCGTACCTAGCTTGTTGAGTACCGTCAGGGCCATCTTAGGGCTGATGTAGCCGGATAAGTAAAATCTATCTCTGACTACATCCTCTATATGTTGTCTGTACTCAGGATTGGATTTCATTAACAGATAATGCAGGAGTGAGAACGTCTTTTCGGTTACTTTCTCCGCACCGCCCACATTAATAAGGGTCATTAACCCCTCTTTGGCATAGCGCTCCGTCTTAAATGCAAGATCGGCTACGGTATCTGCCTGTTTCATCAGAGCATCGAACGAACCTGCGTCCGTCTTGATAATGCCGGAGAACGTTTTGAGTTCGTCCCTGCCCTTGGCTACAATCTCATCTAGGATGTACGTAGCAATATTGGAACGAATCACGTGAGTGATGGTCGGTACCCGTACATCATGATCTTCAACCACAGCGCGGTCAATAGGAACCCATCCTTGGAACCCGATAAAGTCAATCGTCCCGTCCACATTTTTAAAGATCGGAAGGCCCAGGTCTATGTGGTTAAATGTCATCCCGTCAATGGGTACATCGTACCAACTTACATCAGGTAAAATGGTCTGGAACGTAACCTTGTCAAGTAACTCCTCTACGGGAATCTGTGGATTACCGTACTTGAGCCTGTTCAGACGCTCCATTACAATGTCGTCTGAAACCTCTACCTGACGAGCTACTTCTCTAAAGATCAACTCGGTAAGGTTGTCGAACTCCAGTATCTTAACTGCTGTGATCTCGCTGTCCCGCCCAAGAGAGAACGACAGGATGTCCAACGGTTTGACTGGACTGATCTTTTGAAATATGCTATTGTTGAGTATGATGGAGGATTTTCTCTCAACCTTACCGCCCAACACTTCTAAAGAAGCAGACTCGTGGGATTTACCCTTGCGAGTGGCTCTGTAATGCTCTACCCTCCCATCAATGCTCGTCACTTGAACCAACGTGGCGCTTATGATGTCGGGAAGTTTAGAGCCACTGTAAGTACCGATGCCAAGGAACTTGATGTGGTGTAGTTTATCGAGGTACTGGCCGTACTTGCTCTTGTGGTTCTTCCCGATTCGGGTAGAAAAAACCCCCTTATACAGCAAGTTAAGGGGGCTAGAAGGTTGGGGGTTAGTTACATTCAGTTTATCCATGTCACTAACACCCCTCCGTCTGTTATTAAATAGTGATTGTATGGGTAATGTTTGTCTTGTAGGATACGCTCAGTTCGCCGCCGTTCACGTACTTCAATGTGTCGGTGTTGTCGTTCGTATCCCCTGTATCCGTCAAGTAGAACGTGCCTCGGAATCCATACTTGCCGTTGACTACTTGGTCTAGCTCGCCTGCACGGAACATCGTGAACGAGATGGTTCCAAGGCTTTGGCCAGAGCCGTCTTTGGACACTGCCGAAGCCGTGACCTGTGCTGTGGCTTGCGGGTCCTCGTTGACCAACATCTCAACAGTAACGGCATAAGGTTTATTGTTGGAATCGTTGATGACTTGCATCTTGGTAATGTTCCCAGTGAAGTTCGGGTCGGTCGGCAGGTACCCTCCGTTAGACAGAGATACAAGACCTGCGGAGATGGACTCTGTACGCGCTCCTGCGATCTCTGCTCCCTCCGGTACAGCACCGATTCCCGTCCAAGACGATACGCCGCGACCAGTAACGATGTCGTAAGACGTATTGAACTTGATGATCTTGGATTCATCAGTCTCCATCTTAATGGCGATACCGATTCCATTGTACTTGTCACGAACGTTGAACGACTTCAAGAAGTTGGAGTTAGAAGTCAAGCGATAGTACTTGTACTTCTCTCGCTTCCACGCCGTCTCGTACTCAGGGTGGTCGATGTCGTTCGGGTCAATCGGGTCACCGTTCGTATCTACCGGGCACGGGTTGCAGTCGCTAACTGGACGAATAATCTCCAGTTCATCAAGGTGAAGGATACCTTGTTTGTTGACTGCGAGAGTATCTTTCAGGAACCCGCGCTTACCGTCAGTTGGATGGAATACGTAGATCGGACTCAGGTGGAACTTGCCAGTCCACGCAGAAGGTTGATACAATTCGGACTTACGGTTCTCTCCTTGCGGGTCATCGTAGAATACGGAAGCGTAGTGGTTCTGCCACATCAGCCCGCCGTAAGTACGGTACATAGCGATAGATGTTACACCGTCAGACGTTTGGTCACCGTAACGGTTACCTCCTACCGGAGTTTCCGAGGTGCCTGCCAGTGCGAAGTTGCCGCCTACGTCCAACTTACCTTCTTTGAAGGAGTCAACTCGGCCCACGTAAACGTGAGACACCATACCGAAACCGTCTGTCGTCAAGGACGGCTCTCCTTGGAATACAAAGGAGAAGTTGTCACGGGATGCGTAGCCCCAAATGTTTACTGGAATGTCAAGTACGTTCGGAATGCTGTTGCTGACCTGATCAGATACGAAATCAACGTGTACCGGGTAAGTCGGGTACTCAGCCAATTTGTACAGGTCATTTAAAACGTACAGAACGTCATTCTGGCGAGCATCCGGTGCAGACCCTTGGACAGCCTTATCGTAGTAGTAATAGTTCGGTGTCAGCTTGAAGGTAATTCGTTTGAAGTTACCTGCATTGTTACCCGGATAGTTGAGGTGTTGGATGACTAGGAACATTTCATTGAAGACCGCCCGGCCATCCTCGTCCTCGATAGGAGTGGTTACAGTCTTCAGTACGTGAGTAAACTCCGTAACATAACCATTGCTGTCTACTTTCGGCGGAAGGGTTTCAACGAACTTCCACCCCGCCTTACACAGGATGGTCACCAAGTCCCAATGGAGGTTACGTACAGAAGAACGTACTTCTACGTAGTAGCCTTCGGACTTAGGTTGTTCCAGTGTGTAGTCGATGGTTACTACAGCCGTTTTGGTTGTCCCGCCGTCATCGTACTCGTAGGTAACGAGGACTTTGGCATCGTCCGACAATACAAGTTTCGGAGTTACTTGACTACCTGCATCGTCGGTCAGATAAAAAGTACCCTCAAATTTTCCGACCGCCTGATTAAAGTCTAGCGACAGCGTAGTCGAATTGGCCGGGCTAGAGTCTTTCTCTGTTACCGTGATAGTAGGATGGTCTGCACTGGTGAGGGTGTCGTCAGCCAGTCGGACTCTAATAGCTTTATCAGTCCCCCACGCCACGGAAGGAAACACTTCAAGGTTGACAGTAGCCATTACTTAACCTCCCTTGATCTAAGCGTCTATTTCAGTCAAGACAAGCGTGTCAGCATCGGTAGGGGAGACTAACAGCTTTAAGTCAATCCACACCTGCTTGCTTGTTCCTGAGTTGTTCACAAAGTCTATCCTCATCGGCGTGTCCTTGGTTATTGGATAGACCATAGACATCATGGTGCCGGAATAGATTGTTTGTGGAAGTTCCTTTGTATAGATGGTTTCAAACATCTTGTAAGTCCCCACCGAGAACTCCCAATAGTCTGGATGCAAATACCCAGAACAGGCCAATGAAGCGTTGACAAACTCCACGTCTTTATCGACCGTGATGATTTTTGAGTAGACTCCTACATTGGGAGGTACATCAATAAAAATACCCTTGACCTTGGGAACGACCTTACTTGGAAACTGCGGGTGAGGTAACGCGGCTACCTTACCTACCCTGTCCAAGTCGCCCCCGAAGATCATCGTTCCATAACCTGCCATCTCACCACCCCTAACTTGAATACGTAAGGTTTATCCGTAGGACCTTACCATACCCGTTCTCTCGTTCTATCTGTCCAGTGATTGTCCGGCTACCGTAAGGGGAGGCAACCTGAACCGTAAATCCAGATATAAGAACGTTGTTGATGTACCAGTGGTCAGGTACTGTGTCGGGAACTGGTGGATTCGCCCCACGGATTACGGTAATCGTCTCTGTAGTGCCGTCCACGTATGTCACGACAACAGAATCAATCAATTCTGGGTCGAATAAGTTCCCGCCCCGTAACACCTCTATAGAGAGTACATCGTCGGGGTTACCGTACAGGTTCTCGTCGCCAATGAAGGTTCTATCCTTATCGAAGTCGTTCTTCCTGATTTCCCTGCGGATGATCTCAAGGATGGGGAAGATGTCATTCGTATTGAGATAGTTCCTCATGGCACCACCCCTTTCGTTTCTCTACTAATTATAAGAAGATGCCGACACTATTAACTGGCAAAAGGAAAAGGTGCGACCGTGTATTATCGCACCTCATCCCGTCAGTTTTACGCAATCTTTTCTTCCCACGTGAGTTCCAGATGGTTAACCATACCGTTCTGGTCACCCATGAGGGTGTTTCCCTTGATGATGTAGTAACCCTCAGTAGAGGTATTCTCATCGTAGACGTAGCATCCGTCCAGAACCTCGATGAACGGGTTACCTTTGACAACAACGTTCTTTGTACGTGCCTGACGCTTCATATCAAAGAACAGCTTGTCTGCAACCACCTTCTTGGCTCCATATACTGTCGCCCCATCGGATTCGTCAATCCAAGGGCACTCAATCTGAGTCGTTCTGATATGGCCCTTGCAGGCAACGAGCAAGTCCTTATCGAAGAAGTGCTCTTGGTTGCCTTTGTTGCCAAGTACGATAATGTGATTACGCACGCGGGAGTAGTCTGTAGAAGAGTTGAGAGAGTAGAGGTTATCCCCACTTCTAAACTCCCACCGCATGTTGTTCTCAAAGTCTAGTCTGTGCATGATGAACGTTCCGTATCGGTTGCAGGCAACACGGAAGTTGATCTCATCCACAATCCGGCGAATACAGTCGGACACACGCTCACCTGCTTTGAATACTACAGCCTCGACGAACGGGTTTCTGTACCCTGTAGGTGTCTTTACATCACCTAGCGTGACTTTGCGCAGGACGCCTTTAGAGTCGAACTTCATGAAGGTGTTGTCCTTCCTGCTGATGTCTGTGTAGTAGGTCTCCTCGATGACCAGATCAGGATGCAGGAGGTCTTCGTGGATGTACCGCCACCCGGTCATTCCTGCATGGTTAGCGAGCGCCTGTACGATACTTGACTTAATCCACGGGCGAGGTGTCTCGTCACCGTTAAAGGTATCCTCTGGTGGGAAACTCATATCCTTCAGTAGGATACACTCTTCCAAAAGGTCGAACCTATCCACGCAGTGGAATGTGACTGTTCTGGCCTCAGAGTCCTCTTCTATCTCCCCTTTAATCATGCCAGTGAACACCCGAACTAATTGGTTACCGTATCCCGCATAGATACGTACAGGCGTGTACTCACTGATAACATGGCGAATAGCTCCTTCTTCATAATACGTGTATGGGTTCTCACGTAGGTTTTCAGGGAAGACCGCGCTTCGCACATACTCAGGAGAATATAGGCCGTGGTGGTTACTTAACGTCACCCGCGCCGTTGCGGAGGACATGTCCAGATGGGTACTAACTTCCCAACTGATGATGTCGTCCTCTAGGTAAAAAGTCGTATCGTACACAAACCCGCCTAAGTCGTACCATCTATCCTCTGTCTTGGTCACTACTTTGGTGATCGGCGTAGAGATGGAAAAGTCCTTGTTGGCGTACTTCACATCATCCACGTACATCGTACCTGTGTCATGGCCAGAGATATAGAACAGGAGACGGTTGGTAGTGTACGGCTCAGACTTTTCTACAAGTCCTGTATCCTCCCACTGTCCGTCCTTTTTATGGAAGATAATCATGGTATCTGCATCCTTGGCTACCAACAAATACTCCTGCCATTGAGTGTTATCGACAGAGTAAGTCTGAATGTCCGTTCCGTCAATACCCGTGTTTGCCTCTACCCGATCAGGCTTAAATGAAGGAGTAAACACCGTAGTCCCGTCAGATAGGTAGATGTTAGAGCCTGTCGTGCTCGGTGACACCTTTAGCCTTACCTGTAGAGTAAACGGGTACTGAACCACACCCAGACGCTCAAAGCCACTAGAGTCATGCTCACCAGAAAACGAGTCGTTGAACAGAAGGTAGTCTCCTGCATCTACGATTGGGGTGTTGTTAAACGGTGTCCAATTGGTTGAGGTACTCATGTTGTCCTCAAAGTCCCATACCGTTCCGCCCCCGATGATGGATGAGGTTTCTGTCTGTTCCTCAATCTCTGCGAACTCCGCCGCCTTGATTGCAAACACCCCGAATTTGGAATTGGACTGGTGAGGATTGGACATAGCAAACTCAAACGTATGGTTTCCCTTCGGGACTGTAATAGGAGCAGGATAGATCAAGCCTCCCGGATACGTGTTACCGTTCATTGTCCATACTGGATTACCGTCCATCAGCACTTGCAGGGTGTCGTCCGGCGAGGCGTTCTGATAGAACATGTGGAACGACAGGTACCCATCGTTAAACCACTGATTGTTGAACGTAAACCCTCGCCGTTGTCCGGGAGTCTGTATACCTTGAAACCCAACCATCCTCTTTGCACCTTGTGGTGTAGAAGCGGTGAAGTAGTCGGCATTCACGTAATTAAACTTGCTATCAGGCGGGCTTGTATTCAGGTCTTTATAGTAGGAGACACGTTCTGTGCCTTTCGTCGTGGTGGTTTTTCCAGTCCCGCCCGTCACCGTACCGTTAAGGGACACAGTGCCATTCAGTACCGGCTCAGGGTTAATATCCACACCGTCCTTCCAAATCTCAAAGTGCAGGTGGGAACCGTCTCCTCCCCCAGACGGTCGAGAGTCGCCGGAGTTGCCTCCTAAACCAATCCGTTGCCCTGCTTTGACGTGCTGACCTACAGTCACTAACTGCTTGCTAAGGTGTGCGTATCTCGTCTTGATGTTGTTGCCGTGGTCGATGGTCACGTAGTAACCGTACCCACCCTCTTGATACTTAACCTCAGTGACCACACCGTCCCACACGGATACAACAGGGTCGCCAATGGCAAGGTCAAGATCAAGTCCTTTGTGCTTTGGGCGGGAAGGGTTGACTGTCCGGTGTCTAGATGTGATTACCATGTCCGACAGTTTGTTCTTGCCTTCAATCGGCATGACGGGGGCATTGGCAAAGAACGTACCTCCCACCCCACTGCTGTGGACGATAGACACTGTGTTCTTGGTGGTCTGTTGCGTGATAAACTCAACCACCTGATACTTCTTTTTGAGTCCACGTACGTAGGAAAATTTGTCCAGTTCTACGATTACTCTAGGGGCATGACCAAACGCATTGACCTTACGCATGATCTCAGTTAGGAATGCGTTACTGGGTCTATCGACATGGTTCATCTGCGTCATACGTCATCACCTAAACCTTTCCAGTGCCCACTCAATGAATCGGTGGAGATACGTTACGGCCTCCGCCCGCGTGATACATCCCTCTGGGTTGAACGTGCCATCCTCGTAGAGAGGAAACACATAACACCCGTCTAGGTACTTCTCATTCAGGATGTCAAGCAAGTCCTCAGAGTACCATTTATCCATCGGAATGTCTTTTATGTTCCGTTCGTTGTTGATTACCGGCTTGTGCACACGGTCTGTGAACCTGTTGTAGAGGTTCTTCCTAATGCGTTGCAGAAGGGACATGAACTCAGCCCGCAGTAACGTAACGTCGGGGAAGAACCTATCGTTCCACCGCACCGCAGGGGATGTCGGGATAACCTTTTCAGAAGTGTGCATAATCTGACCATTCGGGCCACGGTAGTTATACTCCACGGTAATCGGAATATTCCACAACTCGTAAGATGTGTAAAGTACACCGTTTACAATGGTAAACATGTTACGCCTGTATCCGACCTTCTCCTTCATAGCCTCCTGCACAGACTGTCCCGGAAAGAGGCCAAGGTCAATACGTTTCAGTTTCCGCCCCAATGCTGTAGCTACTTCATTCAGGTGGAAGTTGATGTCGAATACGTACTCCGCCTTGTTTTTCAACTCGACAGAAGGATACACTCCATCGTGAATCGTGTATGGCGTGTATTGACATCCTTCCTGACGGTAAGCAGGCTCCCCCATAGCTATTACGATCACTTCCAAGCCCGCCGAGATGGGGTTAGGCAGGAACACCTTATCTTTGTCCGTCTCCACCTGCACGGGAACCCCATCAACGTAACAGTAAACGGGATTGTCGTCTGAAGGTGTATATCCCGGCAACGGGAACTCAATCTGGTTCTCCGTGCTGATATAAGACTTAACAATCCTTTCCTTGCCCGGCTTGAAAGCGTTGTATGGGATACTCTCAAATAGAGTCTTATTGTCATTGGGGTCCAGAATGAGACGAGAAGCATCCAGTACGTCACGGTAAAACCAGTCGTATGGGCTTACGTCAATCCATTGAAGCATATCAGTGCCCCCTTAGAAGTTTGTCGATGAGACGGTATGTCCTCAGAAGGAACGCCGCCCCTTCGGAGCGTAAGAGATGATCTTCTGGACGGAAGTATTGAACAGCATCTCCGTTGTAGTCATAAACGGTAATGAGTCCTCGTGCCTGCATATCATTGATGTATTGCTCCGCCCAATGTCCTGCTGTGTCGATAAACGGAGACTGGTGCCGGAACTCAAACTCCTGTTTGCGAATCATCAGGAAGTTCACGCTGACGAGGTACTTTGTTTGTTGTTCTACCGTCTTGATGTCAGGCTCTCCGTTGACTACACCGACATAGATACTGCCCTTCTCGTCATAGTACTTATGCTCCGCCCCGATAAACTGCATCCAGTCTGCAAACTCTTTTTTGGAGTAGAACAGTAAGGTTACCGTAACGAGGTAGTGGCTTGTACCGCCTTGTACAAGCCCCGCCGAGG